TTTGAAACCCATTTATTGATCTCAGAAACACTGCGAGGGAAAGCAATTTCTTCTGGTTGGAATGATTTAAACTTCTTACGAGCTTCCTCAATAAAATCAATCACATCATCCTCACCTTTTGTCATAACAATATTGATCGCGTCTTTAATCATTTTCCTACAAGGTGCAGGAGTAGATGTTTTAATCGCTTCAATACCCATCATCTTGAGTTTAGGTTCTTGATACCTAACACCTTCAGAGTCCCACACACGAAGGATATAACGCTTCTTACCAGTCCAGATACCGCGTTCCGCAATGTTCTCGCGTTTCATATACATCTTTTGATCATATGCATTCAGGTAGTCGGCCAATTCTTGGTAAGAACCTTCAATATACTTTTCAAGTTCCAGATTACACACCTTATCAAGGAAATTGACAACTTCATTAGTAGTTTTCTCTCTCCCTTTGAATACAGCGTCAACAAAAGGACCCATGTTAATATAAATGGAGTCAGTATCCATAGCAATGACATAATCAATCTCCTCAGTTTTCAGAATCTTATTCATATAAGAATTCATCTTTTCTTCAATCCATTGAATGGCTACTTGACCCGATAGAGTAATTGCCTCTGCATTTGCTAGTTTGTAATAACGAAAGTATTCATTACCGATGGCACCATAAGCGGAGTTAAGTGCAATCTTCTTAGCCATTTGAATGTTGTCACAACGAGAGATCTCCTTTTCTAATTCTTTAGTTGGAGTTTTTTCGTAGGCTTTCTTTGCCTCAATCATCTTCTTTTTAAAGATGACTCGTTCGTTGTACATTTTTTCCATGAGTTCTGGAAGGAACCCACGAATATCCTTGCGATACATTGCACCATTAGCGCATACCGAATAGTCCTTATACATCTCAAAGGTTAATTCTTTCTTGAGAACCTTATCTACCGTCACATTGGGGTGACGATTATCCAAAAGAGTCTCAGGACTAATATTGTACTGCATGATCAGGTGAGGATACAGGGAGTTAAGGTCGAAGTTAACTACCCAATCATATGCACCAGGAACAGGTTCCTTTACATATGCACCTGCATACTTCTCATCCTTAGTATTGCGTTCCTTTTGAGGGATCACAATGTTCTTTTTAAGGAGATAGTTGTAAATAATTGCGTCCCAAGTACGAACTTGATAGGCAATATCATTGAAGTTTACCTTTGCGTCAAATGCACGAGTAAAGCATAGATCGATCAACTTAAGTTTATCCTCAAGTCTGTCAACCAGTTCCACATCGACGATGTTGTACTCTACAAACTTTTGCCAATTGTGGGTGTAGAAATCGCGGAAAGTATCAAACTCGGAGTGGTCCAACTTATTCTGAGCCAACTCCATAAAAGCGATATGGTCCAGTCGGTAACTCTCTTGATTAGGAGTTGCAGGAGACTTCTTATAGAGATCTAGATAGTCGATGATTGAGACACCAGCAATCTCACAACTGAGTTGTTTGCGACCAGAGATCTGAACTTCCTTAACTTTTACGATATTCCAGGGAGAAAACTTTTTAGCAACTTTTTCTCCCATCAATCGTGTAATACGACCAATCAAGTATGGAATGTCATAAAGTTCGCAGTTCCACCCAGTAACTACCTCTGGAGTGTTATTCTGCCACCAATCCATAAAAGTATTGATAAGAGAATATTCATCTTTACAGAAGATGTATTTTACATTTTCTTGCGGAACTTGTGCAGGACGAGAACCAAATGTAGTAATTTGTTTAGTATTATAGTCCTGCACTGTGACCAAAAGAAGTTCTTCGGCACAATTAAAGACATCAGGAAATCCACTTTCAGCAGCAACTTCAATATCAATCGTAACGAGTTTGATCTTATTGATATCAAACTTAATCTCTTCTTCCGGATATTTTTCCGCAATATACTGATAGATGAATCGGTCATTTCCATAAACCTTAAAACCATCTACGCTTTCATATTTTTCCAAAAAATCCCTACAGTCTCGGATTGTTCCAGGACGAATAGGTTCGACATTCAATCCATCAAGAGTTTTAAATTTACTTTCTTTCTTTGATGGAACATAAAATGTTGGATAAAATTCCTCCCTATCCGTAAAATGTTTTCCGTTTTCATAGCCTCTAACGAGAACATCATTACCAAGTTGAAAGACATTTGTATAAAACTTCATTGAATAAGAGACAAGTAATCATTAAGTAGTGTTTCTTTGGGATCAACCAAAGTCAAAATTTTATCCGATGATATCATAATTGAATCCGTATTATCCGTCAATTGGCTTAACCACGCATCAAGTTTACCATCTCTGAGTTGATATGGATTTATTAATCTGCAATCTGGTTCTCCAAGTTCTGATACTACGGCAGAAATTTTTGAAATAAGTATTGTTCCGTCAATTAAAACAATAATTTGGATTTCATTGTCCATCGTTTTCTTCCGTAATTACTTCAAAATTTTCAACAATAGTTACAGGTTCCTCTTCGTCATCTTCATCAATTGTTGGAACGTTTTTCCAAATATCTTGTATTTTATTTTCGGACATATTTCCTTCTACTGATGCATTCATTTTTTCTTCATAGGAAGATTTAATCCACTCGTGTGGTTCAACAATAGTCACCACCCATTTTGGATGGAGAGCCATCTTTTTGTCTGCGGAAAGGACAATCCATGGAGAAAATGAGACTTTATGTTCAACTTCATCATCTAATTTAAAACTATTCTCCATCAATAATTCAGGAGTCAACAATCTAGCAACATAAGGATTTGAAAAAACTAAAGAAACAACTTCTTCTTTATCATCAACCAACTCCATGATGTCTGCAATAACTTGTTCCCCTGATTTCAAAAGAGCTAACTTAACAGCCATAATTACTCCATACCTCCTAATACGATAACACAAAAAAATGGGGGTGTCAACTGGATTTTGCCAGTCGAACCCCAAGCGCCGACGATATTCAAAAATATTTAGGCGCCATCTCCATCTGCGGAATTACCACTTCCACCCCCTCCTGGATTCTTGGGCATTGCTTTACCTGCAGGGACTTTTTTTGATTTACCAGTCAACGGATTGTAGACTTTATGCCCGACGGCAGCAGGGTAGGAAATCTGTTTAATGTTTCCGCTTTGTTCTAAGAACTGCTTAAAGGATTTCATACACCTTTCGTTTCTGATGCTCAGGAATAACCCTATTTAGTTTGACATTGAGTATCCCATCCTCAAACTTGACATCAGAAACTTTAACATCGTCGGATAATGTCCAAGTTCTCGTAAAGGCTCTCTTAGCAAGACCATTGTGAAGATATTCTCCTATGTCTGAAGTATCAACCTTCTTCGCTTCAACGAAGAGTTTATTCCATTCGGTGAAAACTTCAACATCTTCTCTTCTGTATCCTGCAAGAGCAATCTCTAAACGGAACTCCGTTTCACTCTCCTTAATCAAATTATATGGTGGGTAGTTATGATAGGACTCATGTACAGTCCCGAAGCGGTTAAACCACTCATCCATACCAATACTATATTTTTCAATATCGTTTAAAAATTTGTCAATGTTAGCCGTGTTGTATTTGGCGAGTAACATGATAGACCTCCTTAAGCGTCTGTTGGGTTGAATTACGGATCCGAAGACTCCGTTTTAGCGTATGGGTGGTTAAACAACCAACCCATCGTTATTATATATCAAGATATTAAAAAAGAGGAAGGGAGTAAAACCGATCCTCTTTTGTCTAGTATACCGAAATAATCATTCTTCTACTTTCTTTTTCTTACCAATATTATACTTACTCTCAAGAATCCAATCCCCCTTATCTTTGTAAGCAAGGACTTTGATTTGATTCAAAGGAGCAACATCAGTGATAGAATCTGGTTTTACAATAGTAACCAGACCCCAATCAGAAATAAGATTGATAATTCTGTTGCGTCTTTGAACATCATTTACAGTCAGGTTGGCATGTTTACCATCCAGAGCAAATAGTTCTTTAAAGTGAACAATGTAATAACGGCCCTGTTTATGAAGAATATGACAGGACTGATAAATTTTCTTTTCCTTGCGTGAGGCAACACCAATACGAGTGAGTGTCTCACGGACTTTCAGGAAATCATCTGGTTCATTGAGAACCACTTCTACCATTTGGTCTTGTGACCAATGGACTTCTGGTTCAACGAAGTTACTCATCTTTTGCCTCCAACATCAAGTTTTGATTTAATATAACTAATTTGATCTTTTGTTAAAATTTTCAATGCTTGTTGGGCCTTTTCATTACTATAACCATAGTACGATTTGACTGCATCAAGGTCTTGAATTTTTTCTTTTTTTAGCCACGGAGAAAATCTCTTCCGTTTCCTGACACTATTTAGTAAAAAATCATATTGAAGTCTAGATGGGAGTTGGTGATTCATGTTCATTTCATTTGCAAACATGAGTGTATCAATATGACCTGACATACATTTATTGATAATAAATGGAGGATACTTCTTTTCCCATTGAGGATCTGAATCATCCATCAGATAGTCTTTTGTAAAGTTGATGGAGTTGAGATAATCTTTTAGTTCGTAAGTCATCGGATAATATCAATAGATTCAGGATTTTTATTCCAGGTCTCAAGTTCAGTGCGAAGACGACCTTCAGACTTCAGAGTTTCATAACGATTTGAAGCTTTATTCTTCCACCAGTTGACTAGATGATCAAAATGGAACTTATCGTAGTTTTGACCAGGACGAAGGACTTCATCTTGACCAAGAATAACTTCACGAGCATTCTCAAATCCATAGTCAGAAATATAAAATCTCTTCTTTTCAGTCAGATTTTTTGCATTTGCAATCGCAGTTTGAAACTCCACAACCTTTTGAGAAGGTAAGTTCTTCTTGATAATTGAAATCATTCGCTGTTGGGTTTTGAGTTTGCGACTGGATGCGTCTTCCTTGACCAGGGATTGATTGCCGTTCCTCTGAATAAACCATTTGTTTAACTCCTGAAAGATTTCATCATGGAGCAGAGGTGTAAAATCACTTTGAGTCAACCCTTTATACCTCATATAAGGTTTCAAACCATCATACTGAGATGAGGATTTGGTGGAACCATATAAAGATGTGGTTTCAAAAGAACAAATATCTGATCCATACTTCCTATTTAATGTTTCACGAGCTGTATGTGAACAACAAAGAAGTGCGAGGAGTTTTCCTCCAAGATAATTGAATCCGAAAGGTTGAGTGGGAACAATAATGAATCCCATAATTGCGTGACGATTGAACCTGGATAACTCAGGAGTTTGTCCAAGCCAATCATTACGAGGTTTAGAATTAATTGTGGGAGAACCGAACCTACAGAAACCAACAATTTTCTGCGTGTTGGTTTCTTGAACGATCCACTTCAGAGATTTACCGGGAATACTATCCTCAATCGCATGAGAAGTAGTAATCTGCAGTCTCTCATTAAAGTATTCGTTCGTAAATGTGTATGGACTACCTTTTTCCCCCGCAGAATAAACTTTGAAGTTCATGTCCTGTGGGTGCATGTCAAATGCATCAAACATATCATCCTCAGGACCAATCCCGAGAATGGATGATGGCATTTGTTCCATTCTATCTAGTTTCACATTACGCAGATACTCATCAATCCTACCCATATTAGAGAAGTAATCAATGAATTTATCTGCTGCATATACTGCATCATCAAGTTCTAGTATCATATCAAAGAATCAGTTTCTTTTCATCGGGAACTACAAGTTTGCTCCCATAAAGTTCATTATATTTGTTTTTGACTTGTGGATCAAGTTCCGCAATATACACAATATGATTCTTAGAAATAGTCAATTCGGGATTAGATTTATCAATTATAGAAGCCCATGCAACAAATCCAACCCCGCCATTGGCAGTAGGAACCACTACAAGAGCGTTTTTTATCGTTACAGAAGTATCATCCTGAGATATAAACTCAGCCATGACCTCTTCGCCTGTTGTAACACGAAATAATTTTACATCAATCAT